GTCTGACTAATTTGACGTTGCGTTCTATTAATTTTTCGTTTTCTTTAATGGATTTATACAATTTTCTTTTTGGTTTTTCTTGGTGTTTAACGTCGTTTTCGATAAATAACTGAAATGCATTATTTTGGAAATCTTCTTTTAAAAATAAACTTCCAAATTCTTTTGTCAGCGTTTTAAATCCTGCCCCGGGCACGCCCGGTATATTATCTGATTTATCGCCTACTATTGATTTTGCCAAACAAAAGTTATGTGGGTGAACACCATATTTTTCTATAACTTTTTCTGCATTTACAAATGATTTAGAATTAGGAGAATAGATTATACAATCTTTATCGATGAGCTGATAATAGTCATGATCACCTGTTACAATTACTTTATTTTTTGTTTTAAGTTTGTATTTGCAAATATAACCAATTGCGTCATCTGCTTCTGCATCTTCAATATAGATTTGACATACTGGTAAATACTTTAATAAAGAAACAATTGTTGCAACTTGGTAATTTCTATTTTTATATGTATCAGGTATTTCTTCTTGATCATAATATCGATTCATTTTTAGAGGCTTTCTACTATTTTTATAGTTTTTGTATAGATCTCTTTTTCTTTTAGAGCCGCCGCCTTCCCAGACAACAATGACACTTTCAGGTTTACATTTTTCTATAAGGTTAACGAGATTGTAGTAAAAACCTACAATCCCGCCAATTTGTTCACCATTATCTGACATTGCTGGGTGCGCAACATAATGTCTCATAA